GACTTGTAGAGGGTTCAGCTAGTGCAATAGGTTACCATAAAATATGGGAAGTTGTTAATGAAGTTGTAGAAATGGAGGGTATGGAATTAGATAGAAGTGAAGGAGATATAGAGTCTATTATACTGAAAGTTATAGAAGGTTTAAAATATGAAAATATTATTGAGGAAGATTGGGATTGGAAAATAGTCCTATGGTAGGTGGAAGGGTTGATAAAAAAAATAGGTTCAATTCTAGCTGAAATAGAAATGATTGACCTGCTAACGGAACTGAATTCAATTGAATATGAAGTTATCACTACTAACAAGAAGATTAGCTATATTAATTTGGAAGTTGCCTTTGACATTGAAACTACTTCAACCTATTTAGCAGATGGAATTAAATCTGCCTTCATGTATGTTTGGATGATAGGGTTCAAGAATTCAGATTTCGTCTATTTCGGCAGAACATGGGATGAATTTGTAGAGTTTATGGATATTCTTCAGAAGTTCTTCGGCACGAACTATGCAAGGCGTTTAGTTATATATGTTCACAACTTGGGTTATGAATTTCAGTTTATGAAAGATTACTTGGAATGGGAGGAAGTGTTTTCAGTTGAGGTTAGGAAGCCTATTAAAGCCCTAACTACAACAGGAATTGAATTCAGGGATAACTACATTCTTTCAGGAATGTCACTTTCAAGATTAGCCAAAAACTTGACGAAGCATAAAGTCAAGAAGTTAGTAGGGAATTTAGATTATAATTTAATTAGGCACAGCGGAACAGAGTTAACGGAACTTGAAATAGATTACTGTATTAACGATATAGTAATTGTTCTCTACTATATCAATGAACAGATGGAGATTTACGAGAATATTGCACAAATTCCTATGACTAACACAGGGAGGGTCCGGAGATATGTAAGGAATGAATGTTACTATGGTAAGAGTAGATCGAAGGGAAAGTTCTGGCGTTATAGAAGGTTGATGGAAGATTTAGTGTTAACGCCTGAAGTGTATTCTATGTTGTCTAGGGCGTTTATGGGAGGGTTCACTCACGCCAATGCTAACTATGTAGGGCAAGTGTTGGAAGATGTTACTTCAATTGACTTCACTTCTTCCTATCCTGCGGTTATGTTGACAGAAAAGTTTCCAATGAGCAAGCCAATTCCTACACAAATAACAGAAGAATATTCCTTTGACTATTACAGAAGAAGATTCTGCTTATTATTTGAAGCTAGATTCACCAATATTAGATGTAAAATCACACAGGATAGCTATATTAGCGAATCTAAGTGTTGGAAGTTGGAGAAGCCTATAGTTAATAATGGTAGGATTCAATCTGCTGATTTGCTATGTACTACGATTACAGATGTTGACTTTGAAATTATTGAACAGGTTTATGAATGGGATTCATTGGAGGTTGCTAATGTTTACAGATTTCACAAGGGGTATTTGCCGAAGGCAATTATTGACAGCATAGTTAAGCTTTATGAGGATAAAACAGTTCTGAAGGGTGTAAAAGGGAAGGAAGTTGAATATGTTTTATCAAAGGGAATGTTGAATTCTATTTATGGGATGTGCGTTACAGCAGTTGTTCGTGATACCATTGTTTATGATGGTAAATGGGAAACCCTTCCTGCTGATGCTGAAGAACAGATTGAGGATTACAATAAATCATTTAACAGATTCCTTTACTATCCTTGGGGTATTTGGGTTACAGCCTATGCAAGAAGAAATTTATGGTATGGGATTATTAGCATGGGGGATGATTATGTTTATGCTGATACTGATTCCATAAAATTCCTGAATTATGACAAGCATAAGCCTTTCATTGAATGGTATAACAACATGATTGAAGAAAAGCTGAAGAAAGTTTGTTCCCTATACAAGATACCCTTCAATCGTATGAAGCCAAAAACACAGGAAGGAGTTGTTGCATTGATAGGTGCATGGGATTTAGATGGGCAATATTCAAGGTTCAAGACTTTAGGTGCTAAGCGGTATTTAGTAGAGCATAAAGCAAAAGGTGAATTGGAATTAACAGTTGCAGGGCTTTCAAAGTCTAATGGGCTAGAATACATGAAGCGAAAATGCAACTATGATAATAGCAAGGTGTTTGATATGTTTGATGATGAACTTTACATTCCTGCTGAAGAAACAGGGAAGAACACTCACACTTATATCGACACACCACAAGATTATATGATTATGGACTATCAGGGAAAGGAGGGTAGGGCAGAAGCTAGAAGTTCAGTTCATTTAGAGAAGGCAGAGTTCACACTTTCATTAGCTAGACAGTATGTTCATTTTATTGAACAGTTGAAGAAAGGTTATCTTTACACAGGGCAGAAAATAGTTTAAGGAGGTAATTAGAATGGGAAAGAAGAAGGGGTTGTTTGGAAAGAAGCCTAAAATGAAATATTATTCCCTAGACAGAATTCTGCGACATGATGCAATTTACAATGTTATAATTGGGGAACGAAGTAATGGAAAAACCTATGCAGTTCTTCGATATGCTATTGACCGATACTTTAATGGACATGGCGGAGAACTTGCAATTCTTCGCAGGTGGCAGGAAGATATAAGAGGTAAAAGGGCAAGTGGGATTTTCAATGCGGTTGTTCAGAATGGGGAGGTTAAGAAACTTAGTAAAGGTGAATTTGAAGGAATTCACTACTATGCGGGAAGGTTCTACTTCTGCAATTATGATGAAAATGGAAAGCCTATCTATAATGCTGAAACAGATTTATTTGCCTATGCCTTTGCCCTATCTGATACAGAGCATAACAAGTCTATTTCATACCCTAAAGTTAGAACAATTCTATTTGATGAATTCTTAACAAGGGGTGTGTATTTACCTGATGAATTTGTTCTCTTTATGAACACTATTTCAACAATAGTTCGTGAAAGAGATGATGTGAAAATCTTCATGTTAGGCAATACGGTTAATAAGTTCTGCCCTTATTTCAAGGAGATGGGTTTGAATCATGTTCAGAAGATGGAACAGGGTTCAATTGATGTTTACACCTATGGAAATTCACCTTTAACAGTTGCAGTTGAATATTGTTCATCTTTGAATGTTAGCAAGGATTCAGATATTTACTTCGCCTTTGACAATCCTAAACTGAAAATGATTACTTCGGGTGCATGGGAGTTAGACATTTACCCCCACTTGCCTGTTAAGTACACACCTAAAGACATCATCTTTGTTTACTTCATTATATTTGATGGGCAGATATATCAGGCAGAAATTGTTGAAGTTGACAATGAGATGTTCACCTACATTCACAGGAAAACAACACCTATTCAGGATGAAGATAAAGATATAATTTACAGTTTAGAACATTCTCATAAGCTGAATTGGAATAGAAGCATATTTAAGCCTACTACTGAAATAGGAAGGAGGATAGCAGAATTTTACCGATTAGATAAAGTTTTTTATCAGGATAATGAAGTTGGAGATGCAATAAACAATTATTTGAAAATTTGCAGGACATTGTAGTTGACAAGTTTCTATTTGTATTCTAAAATAATATTAGAGGAGGTTTTTTCCAATGACTATAGGATTCGGAAGGTATGACTTCAGAGATAAGAAAAGGAATTTAGATTCATTTATTCGTTATATGCTGGTTAGAACTTTACAGATGTTTAAATATGAAGGGTTGCCTGAAACACTTCCTGCTGAAGAACTTGAAAAGATGTTGCAGGTTGAAGGGTTTGCCTTCGTTACTGAACATGAAGGAAATCTCTATGCCTTCACAGGAGGGTTAGGAGGGGTTCAGGGGGTTTACGAAGAGCCTACGGAAATAGTTGTTTCTTCCCCTGCTTTAAGTTTGAACAAGACTTTCAAAATTAGTGATGATGGAATTCTTATTTCCAATGATTATATGCGAATAGGGTTAATTCCTCTTATTTCACAGTATGGAACTATTCTCACCGAAAACACTATTACAATGATTCTTTCCACTATCAACAAGAGAACTAACAACCTGATTTCCGTTAGTGATAGTAATACAGCAGAAAGTGCTAGACAGTATTTGAAGAAGTTGGAAGATGGGGAATTAGGGTTTATCATGGAGAATAGGCTTTATGAGAGCCTGAAAGCAAAAACAGTAGTTGAAAATAGTTCTACAAGGCTAGTTGATTTAATTGAACTTCATCAATACACGAAGGCAAGTTTATATAATGAACTAGGTTTAAACTCTAATTTCAACATGAAGAAGGAAAGATTGATTTCACAGGAAATAGAAATAAACTCTAATTCAATTTATCCTTTAGTTGATAATATGTTAGAGTGTAGGCAGAAGGCAGTTGATAAAATCAATAAGAAGTATGGAAC